GGACGCCACGCGCGTCCTCGTTCTCACCGACACCGAGGTACCAGTTGTAGATCGCGCTGTACGTGCCGGCGCGGGGGTCGTGGTCGAACTGGACCCAGATGGGCGAGTCGACGCCGCTGATCGCGCTCATGTCCACACCGGGGACACCGGCGAGGGCGGACGGGGAGGCGTCTGCGTAGCCGAAGCAACCCGGCGCGAAGATCGCACCGTCGCGGTTGGCAGCAGCGTCGGCGGTCGGGACCTGATCCGACTGCCAGAAGTTGATCCCGCGAAACGCGAACTTGAAGCCGATGGGCTGCACCGACAGTGCGTTCAGCCCCTCGCCCTCAAGGTTGATGTTCGCCTCGCCGCGCATGCTGGAGACGATGTCGTTGATCTGCTGGTTGTGCAGCAGCGCCGTCAGACCGGCCATCTCAGCGTTCGCGAGGTTCAGCGTGAACTTCGCGTCATAGACGTCGTCCACGGTGGCGTCCACGCCCGAGGTGCCGACCGAAGACGACAGGGAGGCGTGAAGGGCTGCGATCATCGCGGAGAAGCGACGAAGACCGGCGTTGCGCGCGTCCATCGCGATGGTGCCGGCGTCGAGCTGGTGGAAGCCAGCACGGCCCGTGATGGTGTAGAGGTGCGACGCCTCGCGGGACAGGTCCTGTCGCGCGATGGTGATCTCGCTGTTGTTCGTCGAGAGCGTGGTGTTGGCGACGGTCCCGATCTCAGTGTCGGGTGCCATGCTGTCGTCGTAGGTGGCCTGAGCCAGCCGGTTGACGCTGGAGCCGCTGCCAGCGAGGTCGCCGCGGTAGGCAACGACCGAGCGGATGTCAACGACACCGTCCAGCAGGGCCATCACGGCCGCGTTGATGTCTTCGGTGAGGCGGGTGTTTCCGCCCTGTGTCGAGTAAACAATTTCGTTGGCCACAGCGGCCTCCAGTCAGGGATGAGTGAACGGTTGTTCGCCCTGAGAGGCCCGGCGGCGGCAGCACTCGCCCGATTAAGCCCGGCGGCGGCGTCGTGCCCATGGTAGGCACGGTTGCTTGCGTCGTGCAAGCAGTTGCGAGGGGCTACCCCGCGAAGCCGGGGCCGTACAACTGCTCCAACAGCGCCTTGTTCCCGCTGGTGTTGCGGATGTCCTTGAACGACGTCTTCGCACCGTTGACGGGGGCGACGTGCTGGGGCACGCCCGCGTTCGGGTTCGCTGGTCCGGCGGGTGCGGGGGCTGCGGCGACAGGGGCAGCGACGGGCGCCGCGGGCTGGCCGGGTGCCGCGGGGGCTGCGGGGGCTGCGGCTGCCGGGGCTGCCGGTGTCTCGGCGGGAGGGGTGACGGCGGCGGGAGGCGCGGCACCGGACAGGTACCCGACAGCCCACGGGGCGGCCGTCTGCCCAGTCACGAACGCGGCGAAGTCAGTCTCACCGCTCGCCTTAAACATGGCGTCAGCCACGATCCGCGCGTTCGGGTCGTGCATCCCGATCGAGTGCAGCGCCTGCGACTGGCTGAACTCATTGCGCACCGCAAGCAACTCCACCTGAGACGCGGCGTGCTGCTCCGTCACGGTCTGGAGGCTGGTGGCGCTCGCGTCCTGCGCGGCCTTCAGCGCGGCGGTGTGGCCGGTCGCTGAGGTCTCAAGCTCACGCACGCGGCCCTGAGCCGTCGCAAGTTCGCCCTTCGCGGTGTTGTGCTTCTCGGTCTGTGCAGCGATTCGGGACTTCAGCCCCGCAACCTCATTCTGCAACGCCTGGATCTGTTCGGCCTCGGTCATGCTCTGTCCTCCGTGGTCTGCTGCTCAAGCACTCTCCGCGCAAGGTCGGCCGCCGATGGGCCAGCCTGCTGCGGGATGATCTCTTCTGCGACGGTAAGCGGCAGGCCGAACATCGACACGAGTATGGCGATGGCCGCGGGGCGGTCGAGTTCCCCGGCCTTGAACGCCCGTGCGACTTCCAGCGCGGCATTGACCTGTGCGCCGTTGAGTGCTGCGGCGGGTGGGTCTGCGGTCGGGACGTCGGCAGTGGCTTCCGCCTCCGCTTCAATGGACGCTAGCTCCTTGTCGTCCTGCTTCCACTGCCGGACCAGCCCGATCGCCGTAGCGCGGTCTACTTGCCGCATGGTCTGCACGACGAAGATGGTGGACGGCTTCGCGCCCGCTGCGACCATCGTGTCAATCTCCTGCTTTGCGGCCTCGCGCTCGCTGCGGGACATGGAGATTGGCGGGTAGGAGACCGTGTAGCCGGACTCTGGCAGCCCCGAAAAGATGCCTTCACGGTTCGCGATGGCGGCGGCCTTCGCCAGGGTGGACGCGTCTCCGCGGGAGAACTGCGGCGCGTCTCGCTTCTGCATGTCGCGGACCACGCTGCGGTCCAGTTCGATGGCAACGCCGGACTTGGCCCCACCGCTTACCTGCAAGTCCCCCGGTGCGAGACCGAGGCTGGTCAGGGTCGCGGACTCGAATGAGGAGATCGCCATCTCCAACCGCTCCGGGTCGCCGCCCGGCTCCCACTGCCCGAACTGGACTTGGTCGGTGGACTTCGCCAGGAACTGCAACAGCACCGCGGGGTCGGCGTCTACCGCGCTCATGCTGCTGTTGTCGCCGCTGTTCGTGATGACGTTGGCGCCGCGGAGGATGGCATTGAGCACGTACCGCTGCGGCCAACTCGTGTCCTTGACGACGTGGAACCAGAAGCCCCAGAGAGACGCAACGTCGAGCGTCGCGTCTGCCATCTCGATCATTTCCCACGGGTCCCACATCTGGCCGGTGCGGGCGGCGTGGTAGAGCTCGTAGGGATTGAACGGTGTCCCGTCGTCGTACCGGTACGGGTAGTTCGCTCCGTTCAGGTCACCTTCGGGATTCCCGGGACTGCTGAGGAACTGTGCCGACAGGTCGCCGCCGTCCTCAAGGGCCGCGGTCCAGTCCTGCCCGTCCTTGAGCGACTTCGCCCGCACGACCCGGTACTGCGGATTGTCGGGGTCCCTGACGTCGAGCACGTCCCACGTCGGCGTGACCTTGATGTCGCCGTTGACCGTGAGCAGGCGGGGCCGCAGTTCGATGACGAGTGCGGCGACGTCCGGCTCATCGGCCTTCGCTTCGACGTAGACCTCGTCGGCCCACACGTTGCGGAACTGGAGGGAGCGGGCGCCTACGGGACCGGTTGCCGTGACGCGGCGAAGGCCCTCCTGAATGAAGCCCACACGCTGCTGGAGACGAGTCCCCATCTGCCACAGGCCCGCGGTGTCGACGGCCTTGAGGAAGGCTTCAGAGTCGTCCGCAGGCTCCGTCGAATCCCCGGAGTCAACCCCCACACTGGGCGCGGAGTCGTAGAGCTTCGACCGCTGGACCTGAACGGAGCGAGCCATGTTGCGGCTGAGGCTCAGGCAGCCAAGGGCCGCCTTCCGGTTGCTGCCGAAGTGCGCGAGCGTGCGCTCTTCAAGGTCTTGCAGCCACGCGCCCGACAGCATGCGGCGACGGCGAAGAGCCTCCTGCCGGCGTCGCTGTTCGTCCGTGCCGCCGGGGAGGGCGTCGGACGTAATGGATGAACTGGTGTGCGGCAAGCGTGGTCCCTGCGTTTGTTCGCAGGGTATGCCTGAATGCTTGCATGACGCAAGGACCGTCAGGGGGAGGGCTTAGCGCCCTTCGCCCCGTGCGACTTCGCGACCCACGCCCGAACGTCTGCCGGCTGACCCCTCAGCGCCCGCATCACGAGCCCGAAGTGCGGAGACGCCCTTGGACCACCCAGCGCCTTGACGATGGCGCCGAAGTCAGGGACTAGCCGCTGGAGGTCTTCGACGGCCGCAGCGACGGCTGCGTGAACGGCCACGGCCTCGTCGTCAAGCCGGTCCACGATCTCAGCAATCCAGTACTTGTGGTCGTCGATCAGCGTCGCGTAGTCGGACAGCGTCCCATCCCGCCCTTTGTCTGCTCACTCTGCCGGATCAACTCCTGCGCCAGCACCGCGACCACGAGCCGATACGCCGGTCGGTCCAGCCTCCACCCTTGCGCGGTCTGCGCGGCCCTGTGCGCGCAACTGTGGCTCGCCCATCCCAGCTCGGCGGCTATGTCCGGGTACGACCACCCCTCGTGCCACATCAGCAGTGCGGCGGTCCGTCTCGCGACCGTAGGCGCTCCGGGGAAGGCTTCGCGGGCGAGGTCGGCTGCGGTCACAGTTCCCGCCTCAGGTCCCACCACGAGGACTCCCGCCACGCCTTCACGCTGCCGGACACGTACAGCGCCGCGTCGTAGAGCAGGTTGGCCCGTTCCGTGAGCGCGTCCCGTGCCGGCCCATCTGGTGTGGTCCGAAGCGCGAGGGCGGCAGCGTCGTGGTCTCGGCGGATTCGCACCCACCGTTGCTCAGGGGTTAGGGCGTCCCAGATTGGGTAGATGTCCGTGATGGTCATGCTCATCTCCTCTGTGCGCCGTTCCCTGGCGCGGGTGGTGTTAGTCGTTCCGCCCCAGCGACGACAGCCGCACGAACACGGCGACGGGTACGCCGGCCTTCGCGGCGCGGTACTCGAGGAGTTCGAGTTCAGCCTCGCTGTACCTGATGCACTTGGTGACGCCCCTGCGCGCGGACGGGTTCGGCTTCGGGCCGGGTCGCTTGCGGGGCAGGGCAGGGGCGTCGGCCATCAGGTCTCCTGGGAAGGGAATAGACAGTCCCAGGCGTGGTCCCTGGGGAACTCGCACTGCACGCCGGTCCATCGGCTCACGCCGGGG